GTCAAATATCTCATTTCAGCCGCCATGACACTACCTGTTTTTGACATGCAAGATCACAAGTTTGAGTGGAATCCTTTTGGGTTTAAACTCATGCAGATTGAAGCAATGAAAGAACAGGCGAAGGCTACTGATGTCATAGATGCCGTCATTAAAACTTTCACGTGGGTTTCTGAAACTGGAATCCAAATAATGAAGACTGGCTCTCTAGCCCCAATTCTTTATAGTGATAGTAGGATGACAGCTTTCAACAATGAGTACGACTGGCTTAATGCCAACGGCGAGTTTGCGATTGCTGGCAATTTCGATGACAAAATCCCTGGAGCTGTGAAGAACATTCATGAGTTTGAGAAACGCTTAGACGATGCTCTGAAAGCAAGTTGCGAATTGAAAGCCGTTAAAACTGACGGACCTACTGCAGAGTGGGTTCAGAAACGATACACGGTTCTCATGATCTTGAAACAGAAAGTTGTTGCAAAACACAGAAACACTTCGCTTCGTGAGTGTCCTATAGGCTTTGGCCTCAAAGGACCTACGGGTGTTGGAAAATCTACGTTGGCTTCACTTACAATGAAAACGTCGCTTAATGCCATGGGTTATACATATGACCCCAAATTGGTGTTGACAAAAGATATGTTCGACAAATATGATTCCACTTATTCCTCAGACATCCTTGGCTTGTACATGGATGATATTGGAAATGGTAAACCAGATTTCGTTGAACGTTCTCCAACTGATGTGATCATTAAATTTTTCAACAATGTTGCTGCACAAGCTGTCAAAGCTGAACTCAATGCTAAAGGAGTCGTCTTCATAAACTTCAAATGTGGAGTTATGACATCTAACATTTCAGATTTCGGTGCACGACACTATAGTGATTGTCCTGAATCCATTCTACGTAGATTTTTCCACGTGGATGTAAAGGTTCAGGAAAAGTACTGTGTGTCCGGTGGGTTGTCCTTGGACCCCAATCACCCTGAATTGGCGGATGCTCCTCTCACAAAAGATGTTTGGATTCTCAGCATAAAGGAATGCATTGCTAAAACTACCGATACAGGACCAGTTCCTACTTTTCGGCCAGTTAAAATTCCTGACGAGAAAGGTGGCATGCGTGACGCAGTTGGCTTGACGCTAACAGAATATTTGAAAGCAGTTGTCTATTTGTCCAAGCGACATACGGAAAACCAGAAGAATGTTTTGAAACGTGTTACTGACTTTGAAACGTTGAACATGTGTCCAAAATGCTGTTTGCCCCAATCTGTTTGCTCTTGTCCTTGCCTGGATTGCAACAATTGTGGGCCTTTATGCACATGCAAAGTGTTTCGACCACAATCAGACGAAATCAAGGATTTTGTTACATCAGTCATTACTGATTCTATCAAAGGCTATCTCAAGTCTTTCCTTTCACCTTCTGAGTTTACTTGGAGAGTGTTGGGATGGCGCCCCATCACCAAAATGATGACAAAGGAGTTGGCCTATGAAGTTCAGAGAAATCTTGATTATCACGTAACACCCTTTGCTTTCAGTCTTGTTCCAAACAGTGTTCTGAAATTACCTGCCTTTCAGCGATATGTTCGCTTTTGGGGCAGACGTTCTGCGTACTACGATCTTCGCACTCACTTCCGAGTTGTATGGGCTTCTTCTTTGGCTTTCACTGGTCTTTTTGTTTATAACAACAGGACTTCAGGTGATAGCTTGTCCAAGATCGTTTTTCCAGTGTCGTGTTTGAGTGCCATTAATTTGTCTCTCTATGCACACTATCGAACCAGAGCAGCTGCTGAAACAGAAGCTTACCTAGAGCGACGAGATGC